GTGATAGCCAAGTTCTTTGTAAACTTCCTTGGCCCTAGCTATTGCATCTGACTTACACTCAAAAGATCCATAATATACTTTTGAAATTGATACTTTCCACCTTTTATTTTTTGTGTGCCAACTAACCCCTATATGGCCAGAGGTATTATTAGTTGGTATAAATTGATTTCTTGAGTTTTCTTTACCACTAACTGCTCTAAGATTTACTAGTCGGTTATCAGTCTTGTCTCTATTAATGTGGTCAATCTGATCTTTAGGAAACTCACCATAAGTATATAACCACGCTAAACGATGCGCCCTATATTTTTTATAAAGTACTCTTATATAGATATAACCACTACCATTTACACCTCCTGCAACGGTTCCCGGTTTTGCACCAAATCTTTTTTCTTTCCACCTAAATACTCCAGTCTCAGGGTCATAGTCTAAAAGTTTTTTAAGTTGTTCTTGAGTAATTATATCTGTCACCAAAACACCTCCATATTGTTATTGCGCCTAACTACGTGTCCCTGTAGAGTTATTCTATATTCGCAAGGTGAGTATTCTTTTAGCCCTGAAATTCTATGAGGAGTTAATCCTGAGTGTAATACTAGGTCTTTCTCCTTATAAGGTAAGTGTACAATATTTCCGCGTGTGTCCAGATAATCCATTCCTGCACCAGAATTAGGTAGTTCAATAGCTACAGTAAAAGCAGACGCGCCTATATCACCTAGCCCTAAAGTTTTATGTGGATAATCAGTGTGCCATTTACCAGCTATATCTATAAACTTTTCATCAGTAGGAAATATATGAAACCCCGGCAGAGCTAAATCTTGAGTCAAACAAATTTCTCTCCCTATCTCAACAGATAAACACTCTAACACTGTGTAATACAGTCCAGAAAAGTTTCTACGAAGAAGTTCATTCAGCCAAACGCTTTCTTCGTGATACTCTATTGTGTTGCCGTCAAGATAAGCTGACTTGCCCAGAGTATAAAAAGGAAAGTCATTAGATCTACTTTCCCATATTGGCCGTAAAGATAATATTTTCTCTGCAATCGCATCGGTATCAATGTTTAAATTATGTTTAAAGTGGTGCATTAGCAATCTCCATAGTTATCTGCATAGTCACCCTCACAAGCAATCGGTAGTCCCGTTGCCCACTCAGGCGGTTTACCCATCACATCTAATACAAAGTCCATCGCCTCTTTCTTCTCATGCTTTGGCGCTAGACAAATTATCGCATCATGTACTGTCAGTGCGGGTCTGTACTTTTCATTTACAGAAATCATCTGATCACCAATAACAATCCTCGCTACTGCCTGCACAATGTTCTCTGTCATCGCACCGCCCCATATATTAATTTTTCCTCTCCTAGACTTATAGACATACCCACTTTTATCTTCGGACGTATCATAATGCAAATCAGGATAATAAATGTATAAGCCATTCGGTAGCTTAACTCCTTCTGGAGTTATCATCACACACTTGTTCTCACCAATGTAATAAGGCTCTAGTTCACTAGGCCAATTCGCTATGTGTTCTAGCGCACGATCACACGCTTCCCAAAAGTTAATAACTTTATAATTTAGTTCGCGGTAGACCTTAACTAACCTCTTACATTCGTCATCCGATAACACTTGACCAGGCGGCGATGTCTTTAGTGTGTGCTGAAGTTTTCTCCAGCCAGTACCAAACCCTAATCCCAGCGTACAAGTCTTACCAACAAACCTTTCTATGGGATCTGCTTTAGTGATTGTCCTGCCGTAAACTTTGCTCGCAAACTCACAGTATGCATCGCGTCCTTCTGCAAACCAAGTGGTAACATCTTCTTGTCCTGCCAACCATACCAGTACACGAGCCTCTATCTGACTTGAGTCACAGTTAATAACAATCTGTCCATCCGGCGGTACGATAGATTTCTTGAGGGCTTTCTTTTTAGCATCACGCGAGGGTAGGTTTTGAAAGTTAACTTTTTCTGAGCCTGCCCACCGACCTGTATGTGCGCCATAATATCGTAGAGGGATAGGTAAAAAGCCTTTATTTCTTGAGCCTATATCTATAAATCTTTCAATCCTAGACTCTTCAATCGTTGACTTAGTACCTAGACGCACCGCGCACAGTTCTTGGATCAACGGATCATCATGCTGTTGTAAGGCAATGAAACCTTCATCTGTTTTAGCTAGGGCCGGTGCTTGTTTACCCGTGGTAGGACTTTCTTTCATAGGACACGGAACACCGAGTTCCTCTAGCAGCTCCGCGAATTGTTTGTTGGAGGCTAATTTCTTTCTCACTGCTTCATTAGTATCACATTTTAAGCGAGCCATGAGACCTTCAAGCATCAAGGCTTTTTCATCACGCACTTCTTGTAGGCGTTCAATCAATAGTGCATCATCTACTTTTAACTGCGGCTGAATAAACATTCTTAGGGTAATATCAATTAACTGATGCTCAGACTCAGGAAACTTGGGAGCGATGATACCGAACAAATCAAAAGTTATCTGTACATCATTTATACAGTAAGACTTATAAGCAGACAGTTCACTAGGCGTGAAGTCTTCAAGGCGTTTACCTTTTGCATCCAACACTTCCGTACCTTTCTTACTGAGATGATAACGCTCGGCTAATGCTTTAAGAGATCCACCCGCATTAGTTCCGTGCAAGGCGCGAGCAATAGATAGAGTATCAAAGTAAAAGGCAGGAGTTATTTTAAATACCCACGCAAGGATTGCGCCATCAAATAAAGTGTTATGACATACAAGACCAGACACTCGCCAATCTATATCATCTAACGCGGCTTGAATCTCTTGGTGTGTTCCGGTATGAAAAGTTGTTTTTTCTTCATCATTAATTTTAATAGCTACACCAATAACCTGAAACTCTGGATGGCGTATGTATTCTTCAGTAGTCTGTTTTGTTAGACCATAGGTACTACTATAGTAGGTTTCAAAATCCAATGTTACTAATTGTTCCATGTTATATCCTCAATAACTACACTAAAAACACTATTTTGGGGGGTTACTAATGCATTACCCCCTACGCTAAAGTCCTCAGAATCGCATTCTGAGAGGTCGTTTTTTACTAAAACTATACTAAATTATGGTTTTCCATCTCATCTCGGCAATCTGCATCGCACCACCGCCTTTTATCGGGGACAGGCTCTCTACACCAAAGACACTTCCCTGTGTGATTCTCAGGTATGACTGCTTTGCTTCTTATCTCTTTAATTTTGGCATCAGAATATCTCTGAACCTGATCGTTGGCGTGATCTATTTCATCAGTCATCACAGCTACCGGTTGGGCAGAATCTACGCATTAGCATATCAGCTGTTTCTTCATTTGATAGTTCAGAGATAAGATCTTTCTCTGCGATAGGTTTTGGTTCGGGTTGCACCACAGGTTCTGGTACATGTTTTGTTTCTTGCTCTGCTATTATAGCGCGTAGTTTTTGAAGATAGAAATCTGCTTTCGCTAGATCTTTCTCAGGAGTTCCCTTATGAGAATATCTCCAAACATACTTAATTACTTGAGCTACACATACAGATGTAACACCGCACAACCCCTGCGTAGCTGATTCAATTGCATCAATACACTCGACTTTCCCTGCTGTGTAGTGAGACGGGTGGTTTACATCATCATTAATTTTTTTCATTATCCTTCTTCCTTTACCTTTAATAAATGTTCTATTCCCGCCTGCTTAAATAAACTTCTTATCCAGTCGGGGTCAATGCCGATAGATTGTAAGTGGGTCATATCTCCGTTGATATATTTACGAGCGCTTCGTGCTGATAATGTTTCATATGATGTTCTTTGCAAAGCAACTAAATCTCTAGCCGCTGTTTCAAATACCGCAAACATTAAATTAGCTTCTGGTGAATTAGGCGGTATTTGTCTAGATGCTTTTGTCACTATAGCAGAAATATGCGGTACGAATTGTTTATAAAACCCTCTACTCATCCCTCTAGTTATTGTTCTCATTTTATTCCTCAACAATTATTTTTAACTGTTTTCTAACATAAGATCTATGTGTTTTTGTACAACTTCTTTATCTAAATGAGCTACTAATAGATCGATTTTACTGTTATAGCCGAGGTGTTTATATATCCCTGCTAACAAACCGCGTATACTGTGCTGAGATAGATCCATTTTTTTAGCAATCTCATTATTATCATTTCCGCACAAAATCAAAGTAAACGCTTCGTGTTCTCGTATAGTTAAACAGTTTTTTAATCTTTTCTCGCCTTTATACTTTCTTCCCACTGTTATATTCATTTTTGAGTATCCTCTACTGATTTAAATTTACTGATCAACAACTCTAACTCATTGATATTATGTTCGTCAACTACTAATGCTTGTCCCCCACACTGCTCAATGTCATTAAGATTTTTTAATTGAAGAGCCGTGGGTTTACCGCCATTTGCTTTTGCTTCTATGCCGATAAACCTGCCTTGATAGCAAGCAATGATGTCTGGGATCCCGGACGAACCATACCCACCTGTAGACGCATAAAATCTGTAAGCCCCCATCTTATCAAGAATCTTACAGATCTTTACCTTAACCTTTTTTTCTGGAGTCATAACTCTATATCTGTAGTATCTGTCCAAACGAACACAGGCGTTTGCTCACCTACATATGCGCCCAGTGTATTAAACTCAAAAAATTCATAGGCTTCATCGTAGTCCATGCCATCACGCACCATAAAAATATTAATACACTTTTCACAGGAGTAGACTAATACTTCGCCTTCCGCACCCCATAACATAGTCGTGCCAATAATAGCTTCATCAAGTCCATCTGCTTTTAGCATAATCATTTTCCTTGTTGTCTTTTCTTTCGTGGGGGTTGTTGTGGCACACCATATAATTTAACCATCCATAGGTCTACGATCTTCGTGGCATTCCAACACAACTCAGGTGAAAACGGATACTCAGTGAGAAGCATCGGCAGATTCATTCTCCAGCCAGTCCGATTATCGTTACGTCTTCCCACCTTTTTTACCCCATTGTCTGTTTCGAGGATCGCACTGGCCGTCATAGTCTCGCCAACAAGCGCATACACTTTCGCGGGCTTTTTGGTTATCTAGATAGACCATTGTCGGACTTCCTACTCCATTTTGACCGCAAAAGCTATTTTCAAATATAGATCTTAACAATACTTGTTGATCCTTGTCCAAACTTTCAAATAGATCGTGATACTTTTCTAAAGTTAAAGGCATTAAAATGTGAATACCCCGCGCTACTGGGGTATAGGTGCTAGTTAAGGGATCATATTTGTTTGTGTCGCATGCC